TACGCGCCTTTGTCTAAGTTGTAGCCCCTTTGGAGCATTTCCTTAGTCCAGCCAGCATACTTGGGATCATTTGCCAAAGCCGCTGCGTAGAACTCATCAGGGCTTACGCCCATTGCATTCCATTGGTTGTAAATACCAAGCGTGCCAGAGCCTCCAGTAGTGTCTGTTGAACCTTTAAAACCTCCAGCAGTGCTTGCAAGATAGCGATTGACGGCATTAGGGTCTATCTTAGAATCTATGATTGCTTGCTTTACTTGAGCATCTGTAGCATTTTTATTCTGTGCAAACCAATCACCAATTTGCTGGTCACTGTACTGAGTGTAAGCAGGGGCACCACCACCACCACCACCACCACCACCACCACCGGTGTTGTCAACAGCAGCAGGGGGTGTGTATAAATTCAAACCAGCAATACCAGAAGTATCAAAACCCTTCCATGTGTTGCCCACATCTTCTGCTGTGATTTTGTTTTCGCGAACAATCTCATTGATCTTTTCTACGTTGTTGTCTCTGTATGCGGCCTCAAGTGCCTCTTTAGCTGGGCCACCAATATCGAAATGCTGAACAGCGCCGCCGTTAGCCAACGCTACGATACCGCCTGTAGCCATTGGGTTGATCTGGCGGGGTTGCAACGTAGCTATCTCACCCGTTTGTGGGTTTGTGTAAGCGTCAGAGAAACTGCGGTTACCCCACTGATCGGCTCTCACAGGAGCCAAGGTTTTATATGTCTGTGTGTACGGGTCGTACAACTTTTGACGGATGTATGCAGGATTGGTGTTCTCCGGCATCTTGGTCGTTGTTGGAACCATCTGCCCTGCCATGATTGGAGCGGCAGCGCCGGCCAAGTACTTCCAATTATCTTTAGCAAAAGCTCCTGCCGCTGCTGGACTAGACGTGACTGATCCAAGACCCGCGCTCAGTTTGTCAAACGGGGTGGCTGCCGCTAGTTGGCGGGTAGCCGCTTCTTGCGTAAATTGTTTAGCTGCTTGCTCTGGAAGAGCCTCACCTAATGCCAACTGAGCCGCGCCCAACTGACCCTGCGCTGCGGAAGCCGCCCCCGCTTCCATTGCGCCCGTGCCTGCGGTTTCCAAACCGCTTGCTAAACCTGCTCCACCATAAGCACCCAGTCCGGCCATGAGACCGCGAGACAAACTGCCAGTAGCCAAAGTTGTGATACCACCAGTCAACAAACCTGCTGAAGCAGCACTAGACAATCCGCCAAAAGTAATACCCATCCCCGCTGGGCCTAAGAACGCGCCAAGGGCAATAGGGGCAACAGCCTTAAACAAGTCCGACAACATGCCAGCTTCGGGTAAACCCGTATGCGGATTGATGGTCAATGAACGACCATTGGTTTGTGCAAACTGTTGTAAACGCTGGACTTCGTCCGGCGTCATGTGGATCAGTAAAGAGTCATCGCCACGGCCTTGCTTGGCAACCATGTCGGCAAACTTATGTAGGCTCATTTTTGCCTCTCAAAATGGGGGTTGTTTGATAATATCATGTTGGCAACGCAGACACAAATGAAAGTGTAGCTACGACAGATGCTGTGGATGGTTTGGTAGGAGTTCCAGAAGCTGCGTAAGTTTGTATGGTTACGTCCACATTTGTAGTTGACCAGTAAATCTGAACGTAATCACCTGCGTTCATGGACAGAAAGTAGTTCCAACCTTTGATGTCATGGAATGGATCGCCCGGGTTTTTACGAGCAGGCAGGCCAACTTTACCTGTGGAGCCTGTAATATCTGTGCCGTTTTGTTTCAGCCAAATAAAAATATCATGCGGTGCGTTGCCTGCGTTTTGCACCTGCACACTAAACTGCAAGTTGTAAATACCAGCATTAGCTACTGTTAACTTTGATCCTGTAACAAGCGACACTTCATTAGAAAAATCTGCGGTGTCCAGAGCCATCAACGTAGCTGTATTGGCTGTAGTTGTTTGGGACGTAAAGTCTGAAAATGCCCCATACGGAAACTGAAGGTATTTACCACCGGCGTTGCCCAACAGTTCACTTAAAGCGTTACGCAACTGGTTAAAATACAAACGCAAAACGTTAGTAAACTGATCCTGATATCGGCGCTCGTACTCTTGTGTACCCAACGGCAAGTTAGGTACAGCGGGGTTAATGATACGATTGTTATTGGCGGGCATCAACGTCTACCGTCAGGGCGAATATCTATACGTGGTGCGCCCAACTGCCAAGTGGTTCCAATCTGGTTGGACTCCATTTTAAAAATCATCTGGCGGCCACGCATGCGTGTGAAGATCATGCCGGTAAATTCTTCGGTAATAGCGTACGCACTGCTCTTTGCCACGGGCTGACTTGCATCGCTTGTGACGCCAGAACCCGAGTTAGCCAGACCATACAGCTCCATGGTTACTGTGGCCAAGTCGCCATTAGGTGCGCTTGTGGCGTTCTCAAAAGTCAAGTCAGGCAGAATACGCCAGACAAAACCAAAGTTGTGGCCGTCACCAATGTCAAATTCAGACGAGGAGATGTAGGCGTTGATTGCTGTGGTTGTGCTTGTGGCATTGTCGTTGATACCATTCTCGTGGTAGACCAAGTTGCCTGTAGCGGTAGTGCTGTCGTAGACTGCTGCAACAGGGTAGGGCTGCAAGCCAGAGTCAAGCCAAGCAGTACGGCTCATTGTGCCGTAGTACCAGACTTTCTCAACATAGTTGTAAATGACGTACTTGTCTACCGTCGTGGAGTTGGCCGAACAGTAGAACCACCAGACTTCATTGAAGCCTTCATTAGTGCCGCACGAAACTTGCAGTGCTTGCTCTTGGTTAAGATCGCCAAATACAAAGCGGCGCAAGTCGCAATTCAGTGTTTGTACACGGCCGTCGTAGGCGTAAAACTTGTCAACGCCCATCCAATACACAATGCCAGAAGCAATCACAGCAGCGTTAGGGCTGATGATCGAAATGTTGTCACCGAGAAGCTGAGGTGCCCATACGTAAGGGGGGCCAAGGTACTGCAAAGAGTAGACGCTTGAGTCTGTAAACACCACAATCTCTTGACGGGTCTGGACTGTAGTAACAATCTGTGAGCCGTGAGATAGGCGGGTAAACCCTGCCTGATTGGTTGCATCAGGCGTCCAGTTGTATGGGTCATCCTGCGCTGACCAGCGGATCAACATAGGGTCTAGCGTAGCTGAGCCGTAGTCGTTTGTGCCAAACACAATAATAAATCTGGAAGAGTCAGAAACGGTTAAGGTGTTTTGAATGGTCGGCACATCGACAATAGTTGATACCGTACCAGAACCAGAAGAAGATGTGTTGACCTCAGCGCCCGTGCTATCCAACAGATTAAACGTCAAACCGTTGACTTGGAACACGTAGTACGTAGTTCCCGCAGTAATCCCTGTTGGCAGCGAGCCGCCAGAAAACTTAAGCGCTGCGCCTTCTGTATAAAGAACTGTCGAGGTCACCAACGTGGGGGAAGCGTTTGTAAACGAGACGGTACCGCCCAAAGAATTAAGCAATACCCCGCGAGTGCTCAAGCCTCCACTAGCTGCCCAGTAGTAAATACCACCACCACGCGGGCCATATACCAAATCTTGGCCATAGTTAATCTGGTTCCACAAACGAAGCGCAGAAGTGGACGTGCCGCCATTACCCCATGTTGTACCGGTCTGCCCCCAAGCACCAGCGCCCCAGCCAAGAAGGGGGACCGGTGTAGCAGGCCCCGCGCTGACTTGAAATGCCGCAGAAACTGCCGAGCCGCCATAAGAACCCGCAGTCAGCGCAGTGCCTACAGTGATTGTGAACGAGCTACTTCCAACGGAAACAATTTGAAATTCAGCATTGAACGTAGAGGCATAAGTGCCTGTAGCCCCGGAGAATGTGACGTATGTGCCGGCAGTGAGTGTTGTTGTGGAGGCTGTAACAGTAACTGTGGTCGTGCCGTTAGCCGTAAATGGGTTTGTACCGAGCGTTGTAGTTGTAGCAATCGGAGTGATGTCGTAATACGCGCCGCCTTGTTCAATATAGAACTTAACGTTAGTGCCAACACCAATGTAGTTAGCGCCGGTAAGAGTTGTCCAATTCCACAATGAGCGACATACACCGCTGTATGTGTAGCCTGAAATTTGTTGCCAACCACCAATCATTTCTGGATTGCCTTGGCGAAAACGGATCTTGTCGCACTCGTACCAACCGCCTTCAGTTGTGTATCGAGTGTTCTCCCGGTTGACGCCCGGCTTAAACAGAATTTTTTGTAATGGCATCGCTTAATCCAGTAAAGCGCACTCAGCCGTGCGACGTTTAAGTAGTCCGGGCAACACCTTGCCGCCACCTTTAGTCCAGAGCATCAGTTGTTCTTTGGCCCCTTCCCAATCATTGGCGTTGATTTTCCTCTTTAACGTACTTGTTTGCAAGCGCCCAGTGCCTAGGTTGTAGCAGAAATCCACGATGGCGTTGCACTTGCGAACGTCAGTAATCAAGCCGGGGCAGTTACGCAGAACCCCCGGAAGGTACGTATGCTCAAGCTCAATCATCAAAAGCGCCCTAGCCGTGGGTTCATCCATCGGGGCATCTTCCAAAGTTACCTTGCGTTTGTCTGCGTAGTAGGTAGACCCATAGCCAATCGTAGCCACACCAGCCGGACAAAGGTAAGGCTTGGCCCGATACCCTTCATACCGGCGGCACAGTTCAGCGGCTAGTTCTAGATTCATATTCCGCGTTGCTTCAGAGTTCTATCAAGGAACCAATAGTTAATAGTCCCAGACAACAGGGCTGAGAAGTCAGGTGTCATCATGGTCTTGAAAACTTCTACGGCAGGCGCACCGGCAAGCCATGCGTTCCATGCAAACCATACGTGGATGAATGACCAGACAAATAAGACCCAATATGTGACCACAGGACGGACGGAAGCTGACAGACTAGCCACCCAACCGCCTGCAGCTTTAACCATTTCGGCTTGCTGAGTGATGGCGTTGTTGAAAGCATCCATGACCCCAACGTCCATGGCCGCTTCACGTTGAGCACCTATCTCGGCCAACTTCTGCTGACCGCGTAGCGTCTCCAGTTCGCACTGACGGGCAAACATATTAAGTTCGTGTTGGCGCTCATTCTTCTTATCAAAGAACTTCAGCACCTCGGGAGCCATACGGAACAGCCCACCAAACACGGAGCCTAAAATACCACCACTTAATATGTCTAACATTTTTTGTCCTTTTCTTCATTCTGCATTAGTTTGATACCACTCAGGAACCCAATCATGCCGCCGATAAGTGTAGAAAAAGCGGGTGAAATCATCTTGAAGATTTCTGCGTTGTCCACCTCTTTGGCCCAAAGGCCAAGCATAAAGCTGAAGACCATAGCCAAGACAGAGATGCACAGGGTGAAACTGACCATCAGCGTGACCCACAGGGTTAGTTTGTCCTTGGTCTCCATTGCTGGCTTTTTGGGTCTGACTATCGGCTTCTTGGTCATACATAAATATCCAGCTTACGGTTATTAAATATCTCCATACGGAGCCGCTCTTGAACTACCTTCTTGCAGTAAATCTCAAACCCTATGTCCTGTAGCTCTGTCTGCTTTTGCTTGGACACTTCAAGGGTCTTGTTAACTTCGTGCTGTTTCTCTAGCTTGGCTTGGGCAAGGTCATGCTTGTCTGGATACCCAGACGCTTGAACGGTCGGAAATAATCTGATGGTTTCTATCATTTCTTCTCCCTCTCAAGTGCATCTTTGTATCCATGTACGACTTTATTACGCAGCCATGTGGAATCGGCTGCACCCGCCCACTCTGCCAGATTGTTCCATATAACTACGTATTCTGTTGACTTGCAATGGCCTGCGTTCTGATCCAGCCAAGCCATCATTTGTTTGTGACGCTCGGTCGGATCGTGAACGGTGTAGCCAATGCCATAGAACTCGCGTACATGACAGCCATTCTTGGCTACGGCCCCAACCAGCCCCAACAGCAGTAACAAGAGAAGCCAGCGCATACATAATTATGCCAAACACCTACACCGAAGGTGGGCCGACCACCCAACCAACCAAAACATGACGCTCACCTTTAGTCACAGGTTTTGCTTCATGCACAGAATCCGACAGAAAAAATATTACGTCACCCAAGGATTTGGATTCAACGTTGGGGCTTAAAACTGCGTCAGTAACTAATTCACCACCTTCGTAATCTGAAGGGTCTGATAATTGTATAGAAAATGTAAGCTTACGTATTAGTCTGTCAGGCGCGTTACTAAATGTGTCTCTGTGGGGCCCGTAGAACTCGTTGCCTTCAGCGTTATAAATTGTGTACTGTAGTGTCTCTATGCCGTACAAGTTTAAATTAAAGTATTGGCTGTTTACTCTATAGATAGCCTCTACTAACCGCATATACACCCAAGAGCAGTCTTCATTTACACGCAGCCATTTGACTTGGCACTTTCTTACTGTTCTGTCTTCACCTTTCTGCCCAACTAAAGGTGGTTTTACTTCAAGTCCCACTGCTAGGTCTTTAATTTTTTGTGCTTCTTCTGCACTAAAAAGGCCCCCTACGGTCACTGTTTTGTGTATCTTGTCAGATTCACGTAACGCCCAAGCTACTACAGTCATACTGCCTCTACGCTGTTAATTACTGCCGTTGATGTCACGCGATCAATAGTCATATACCCTTGACACGTAATGTTGTAGTCTTCCCCGTTTGCATCTCTTTCACTTTTAACGGGTGCTGTGATGTCAAGATGTTTAAATAAAAACTCTTTATCATTTTCAAATACGCGCCAAACGTGGTCAACTGTCCCGCGCCCTTGCTGGCCGCGATGTTTGTTAAACCGGATTCTGTACGTATTCATATTACTTCTGCTTGGCTTTGGCAAACAGCCGGCGCTGGTATTACCGACAAGTTAAAATGCACAAACTTAATCGGAAGATCTGCCGCATGTCTTGTGAATGAATGCGCTAACCAAGCATTTGTAAAAATTAACAATCCCGGTTTTGGTTCAAAATTAACCACGCTACTGGCGGGGGTTGCATTACTTGCATCCTGTTCTGGCATATCAATTTGAACTTTTCCAGCGCGGGGGTCATGAAACAAAACTCTAGAGCAATTTTCAGGCGTCTCAAGAAAATAAAACCCAACAACTTGAACCCCGTTTTTGTGGATGTGCTGCTCCATTGCAGAGTGCTTGTGGTGCTCTTGCGTCCACATCTCATTAAAAGAGACCGCTTTATCTTGCATAGCATACCCTTGCTCAGCCAATATGTTCCACGCAGTACCGCCAACAAATTCTGTAAAAGCTGTCAATCGAGTATCAGCAAAATAACTGCCGCTCATGACCACAGGGTAGATTTCATTGATGCCGTGTTGTTTACGTTGGCTCTCAAGAGATTCTTCAGAAACAGTGTTTACCACGTCCAAGAAGTCAGGGCGTTCAATTAAATAGATGGGGCATGGAAAATGATACGCAACCTGTAGTTGCGTGTTTTGTACAACTTGCGCCACAGACTCGGCGGCTTTACAAATTTTTTGTTTTTTTACTGCGGTCTTTGGCATGACTCTCCCCTTTTGTGTTGGGTGGTCAGTTTACAAGAAGAACCCACTGCCAAGCAACAAAATCAAACTTATATTGATTGCCATCATCAGGCTTGATGGGGGCTTCTTTCCAAACGTTTTCTGCGCCGCACCAGCGATAGTTTGTGTCCGTGTTTGTTGGGCGAGGTATAGGCGGTTCAAAGTCGCCAGTAGTCTCATTTAAAACCCAAGATGTAAAATTAAAAGCGTTTGGCAATTTTGACCAAGCATCTCTTTTGTTTTGTTCAGCTTCAGCTTTTTCTTCTGGCGATACATCTACCAAGACCCACACATCTTTCCACACACCGTCAATCTTTTGGTACTCAGGAGTCTCGCTGGTTGTTTTCTTTAAATACACTTCTGGTTTAGGAACACGAATAAACGGTTCCCAATTTGGCGGTATAACGCCAAATGATTCAAGAAGATTTTCTTCGACAGCGGGGTGGTTTTTTGCAACCCCGTTTTCTGTTTCAATGTATAGCTTCATTACAAGTTGCCCGTGTTTGTAGATGGGAAAGAGCGAGTATTGCCGGGCCAAATAATCCTGACAGCCCCGCCACCACCAGCGCCAGACGGAGCACCTACACATGCAGACCCATAACCTCCAGCACCTCCATATGCCCCTCCAGCTCCACCTGTATCTACGTAGTATGGGCCACAACATGGGCATGGGAACATAGTCTGAAATCCAGCAACTCCATTTGCGCCACTAGATCCACCACCGCCACCACCTCTAGGATAAGCTCCTGCGGCACCGTTTGGCCCTTGACCTAGGATACCAACACCACCACCGCCGCCTCCGCCGCCTCCGCCGCCGCCTCCTCCACTACCGCCGCCGCCTCCAGCCCCTGCACGTCCGCAAGTAAAATTGCCTTGACCAGCACCGCCAGCCCCTGCATATCCACCCGCGCCAGCTCCGCTTGGTGTACCGACGGAAGGATTTACACCATTTCCGCCAGCACCGCCGCCATCACCAACATAACTACCACCTGTTTGGGGCGAGTTTCTAGCGCC